AGGTTTATCATAATGTATTTGACCTATTTTAGCCTTTACTCTATCTCTTACTTCTTTGTTTTGAAATCTAACTACATATTTGTGATAGTTATGATTTAAATTATCTGGTGTCATTTGTATGGTTACATATTCTTGTAATTGTTCATCATAATATTTTGCAAGTTCTTGCCTTTTACTCATATAGTATTTTAATTTATTTAATCTAAAATTAATTACTTCAGCATTAAACAATAACATTTTAGAGTTATAACCAAGTTGTTTATGTTCACCGTGTTTTCTTAATCTTTTAAATATTTCTGTATCACCATTTGTCAGTATTGCACCACCACCAGCAATACCAGCCACAACTTTGTTTGCATTAAAACTTAATGTACTAATATCACCTATTGTACCTGCTAAAGTACCATTTAAACCAGAACCAAGAGATTGGCAAGCGTCTTCTATAAAATGAATATTCTTCTCTTGACAAAATTGTTTTATCTTGCTAGTATCAGACATATTACCAAATAAGTGAGGATAAATTATGGCTTTTACTTTATCAGAGTACATTCTTTTAATACTATCTAAAGACATATGATAATCAGGCATATTAATATCACAAAATACTGGTGTTGCACCAACCATTGATATAACACTTGCAGTTGATATCCAAGAAAAGTTTGTAGTTAATACTTCGTCACCTTTACCAACACCTATTTTTAATAAAGAAAAGAATAATGCGTCTGTACCACTATTACAAACAACAACATTTCTACCAAACATATTAGATAAGTTATCTTCAAGAAATTCTATATTAGATTCTTGATTTTTTCTCATAGACTTATCAAATAGTTCTTGATATTCTTTTGTAAAGATTTCGTATTCTTTATCCCAACCGTGCATTATACTTTCCTCACTAAAGTTTTTTTACCTTTAGGTGTATCGGGTGTATAGTAAGTTTCTTTTCTAACTACATCCTCGCTGTCTTCTCTAACTTTACAAGTATTAATACAAGCCCAAGGTAAATCATCTATTTTTTGTAATCTTAAATTTTCTTCAAACTTTAACCATTCAGGTTGCATAATTATATCTTCAATACTTTCGTGTTCACTAACTTTGCTTTCTTCTAAAAGTTTTTGAAATCTTGGGTCATCCATAGTTCTATGTGAATCACAATAACAACAAGGTATTAAATGACCTCTATTTGTAAATGCTACACTTTGTTCGCCTGTAAAACATTTAGGATTTATAACAATTTTTTCAGACATTATTTTCTACTCATATTATATTTTTCACTAGGTCTTAATGGGTCATTTTCTGAATTCCATCTTGACGATTGTAATAACATAAAGGTAACTCCTTCTCTTCTTGCCATTTCTTGAGCTTCTTCTATATTATCTTCATTATAATTAAATACTAGATATTGCCAAACAGGTAATTGCTTTAAATACTTTTTAGATTCTATCATTAAATTGTAAAGTTTTTTACCATCTTGATTAATTCGGTAGATATGACTTTGTTCAGGCAAACCATCAATACCAAATACCCATTTTGCTAATGGATTTGCTTTAAACGCTTTCATATACCAATGATGAGGTTTTAAACTAGAAGCGTTATGAACAATTGCCTCAATTTTATTATTATAACAATACTCTAAAATTTCTACAAATTTTGGGTGATGAACCGGGTCAGACAATTGACCACTAAAATTTATAGATTTAAAAAAAGAAGTTATTTTTTTAAAGTCTTTCATTGTCATATCATAGCCGTGAACCTTTTTGCCTAGTCTAGTAAACTGCCTTTGTCTTTGACAATTAGGGCACTCTAAAGCACAACGAAAACTTATATCAATATTTAATCTACGTCTTTTAAAAAAAGCTTCAGTTCTCATTTTATAGTACCTATTAAATCAACTAATATTTTTGTATTCTCTTTATACATTTCTTTTGTTGGCACAGGTCGTTTCATATAAACAGGACCGCCATCTTTTATATTTTTATCTCTTAAATATTCTATATTTTTACCTAGCCATTTACATTCTTGTATAAGTCTTGGCGCTGGGTCATAATAATTCTTTGTATAAACATATGTGTTAAAAAGACCTAGTAAATTATGAACAGGCGCAAATATATTATTATAGTCCATTATAATATAATCCTCGTCATATGTCAATATTCCGTGTGATGTAAAGCACCTAGGACACTCTTTTATCCATCTATCAATCTCTTTATAATACACTTTATTTGTACCTAAAAATAGATACTCAAATTGTACGTCATTTTTTACTGGTTTATACTCTTCAAAATTAATCATTTTCTCATATTGAGTACCAACACCATTAGGGTAAACATCATAATCGCATAAGTCATAAACTTCTTTAGGTTTAAAATATTCTAGTGCAATCGGATATTCTTTTACGTGATTTTCAGAATATACAGATATCAGTTTATTATTAAACAATAGATGGCCTGTCATTAACTGGTCGGTTGTGTAATAATCTTTATCTTTATATAACAACGTTAACATACTTCTACCTAATATAAAAGTTATATCATCTGATTCAGGTGTATAAAAATCAAATATAATATTTGAACAAGTTTTATACTTCTCTGTTATTGCGTCTATGTAATGTTTTTTTGAAAAGTTATAATGTGTAATTATTATTACTTGAGCATTAATGCCAATAGAATTTAAATAACAACAATGTTCATAACTATAACAAAGTAAACCATCGCCAGGTTTACTGGTCACCACTATATTAATCATACTATATCCAATTAATTATTTCGTCAATCTCCGGTTTATATTCTAAATCTGTTGGTGATTTATGTCTATCATCAACTTCTTTTACTCCAAAAGTATAACCTAAACTCATACAGAATACAGGATAATCTCCTTTTAAAAATGGTAAAATTTCTTCGTAATCTTTTGAGTCTCTTTCAAAATCAGGAAAGCATAACAAATAACTTACTGCTAACTTTTTTTCTAATGCTAAACCAGTTAATATACTTGCAAACATTCCTATTTCAAGAGAGTTAGGTATCTTAGCTTTTTTATATTGAGGGGTGCAACAAGTGTAATCGTGTCCGTATTTCATAGCCATTTTAACTTTTAGATTAGGGTTAGTTACCTCTCTAAAAGTAAACATAAAAAAATAAGGTGCAAATATATTGTAATTGTTTGCTCCACCTTTCTTACCTTTTGATATATTCCAAAATTGTTTTTTATACTCTAGTTGCTCAGGTCCTAAAACGTGAACACGAAAAGGTAATAGATTTTGTTTTGATGGTGATAATTCAAAAGTTTTACTTACTAAACTTTTAATTAAATCTTTATCTGGTATGTTGGCTTCATCATATTGTCGGACTTGCCACCTAGTTTTATATATTTCCTCAATAGTCATATACATATTTATATAAATATCCGTATGGTTATAAATGATGTAAAGAAGTTATTTGATAATACTGACCACGAACAAAAAGAATTAGGTTGGTATGAATTTGATTTAGATGAAATAGGTTTACCGTCTGCTGAAGAGATTTTATCAGGTGTAGAAAAAATAAAAGAACAAGTTGGTCTACAAGGATGGAGAACAAAAAATTTTACAAGTGAAAGATATAAAGGTTTTGGTATAACTCATAATCCTACTTTCTTTGATAAAAATGAGAATATCTATCATCAAGTCTGGGGCTCAAACTTATGTGACCAATATTTCGGTAAGAAAGATGGCACAGGAGACCACACTCAAATAAAAGATACTTATTACGACACATTCGGTTTTAGAAAAATTGATAGTGTTATAAGTAATAATTTAAGTTCTTTACTAGATAAATTTAATTTTCATATTAGTAGAAGTAGAGTAGCATACTTGTATGGTTATGGTCAAGAACCTAATGATGAGGGTTGGCACGTAGATGAACCATCTTGTCAATTGTTAAGAGTTAATATACCTATACAAACTGGCAATGAATATGTGATACAATGGGATAATAAAACTTATCATTTAGAGGTTGGTAAAGCGTATATTTGGAATACTAGAAAACCACATAGACCAGCATATATTAAAAAGGTTGAGACTAAAGAGCCTAGAATAAACGTTGTTTTAGGATTAACACCTTGGTTAAACTATGATGAAAAAGATGATAAATATAGTAAGAACAAATATTTTGGCAAACCTATAAAGGAAATAGTTAAGGAAAAATTATGGCTAAAAGAGTAAGACTAATACAACAAAGACCTAATACAGGTGTCAACTGGCACAATGCGGCTGATGAGTTTAAAACACTCAAAGAGGGTTATGTATCTGCTGGTAAATTAGACGACCAAGGTGGTGTTGTATCTGGAAGTGATTTAATAAAAACTTGGACTTTAGTTTTCCCTAGTGAGGAAAATTATAACGAGTTTTTAGGTGAATCTGTGAGATTAACTTATTATAATGATATGCAACTCTATAACGAACAAAACGGTATTTCAGACAGCATAGACATACAAGACGTTTAAAATGTTACCTGACAATATTGGTGAGTATCAGGTATTTGACAAGTTTAATGGTCAAAAATTATTACCTGATTTGAGTTTATTATTAAATGAGTTCTCTGATACAGACGACAAACTCCATAAAAATTACAAAGATATAAATTTCAACGACTTTGAAAACTATACTATAATAACTTATAAAAATAGTATAGTTTCTTTTTCTTCTATCTTACAAAGAGATATATGGAAGAAAAATACCGTACGTATATTTAATAGATTCTGGAGAAACAAAAAATTTAAGTGGGTAAATCCTACATTTGGTATATTATCTAAACTAACTTACAATCATCAAATAAAATATGCAAAAGATAATGGTTTTGACTTTGTGTTTTTATCTACTGAAAAAACACCTAAACATTTTACAAGATGGTTAGAACAAGCAAATGAATACGATAGTGGTTGGATTTATTGTTTAGATAAAAAACGTGTTTGTAGTGGCAGTCCTGATAAATGCGTTCAATGGGTTATCTATAAAAAAGTTAGTGATACTAACGAGACTTTTCCTCTATAAATGGTAAAAAGACAATACTAGGGTCAAACTCTTTTTTTGTTTTAGCAAAACTATATTTTCTAGTATTAATGTGGTGATTATTATGTAATGCTTGACCCCAAGTAATTAAACTTAAAAAAGGTATATTCATAGCATTATCTTTTGATTCCGTATTTTTATAACCAATAGTACCTAAATGACAAACACTATTTACAAGTGCTTCTTGATGATATGAAAAAGCCGCTGGTATTGCCCAAAACCATAACATTAATTTATAATCAATCAAACTCAATATAATAAAAGTAGACCATACTATATACGTATAGTTTCTATTCAACCATAAATGAAAATTATCATTTCTTAAATCTTTTACTATTTTTAAATTAATACGACTTAATCTTTTTTTATGTATCCACCCAATATACGAATGAAAAAATCCGTGTTTAGGACTATGTGGGTCTTTATCTGTATCAGCGTGGCTGTGGTGCATACCTCTATGAACGGCTGCCCACCATATCGGACTACCTTGTACACATAGACAAGATAAAAATAATAATGGTTTACGTAAATATTTTTTTAATTGTATTGCTCTATGACTTACAACTCTATGTAATATAACTGCTGAACCTAAACCACAAAATAATACCCAACCAATAAACAAATATAACCAATTAGGTGATGTAAACAATATGCCTATAAGTGCTAGTAATTGCACAGGCCAAAATACAAACCATAAATTGATTTTACTTTTACTCATTAATAACCACCTTCATTTTCTTTTATGTGTTCTAAAAATGGGGATATTTTAAAATCTGGTGTTAAACGACCTCTAACTGAATTTGTGTTATCATCAAAGCCATCATCAACACCTTCCCAATTTGTTATGTTAATTCTATATTTATTATACTTGTATGAAAAACTATATTGATTGTCTTCTAATATAGCGCCTTGATTAAATTTACTAGTGATTAATTTTTTCAATTCATCAAAACTATAATTTTCATCTTTGTCTATCATATAACGACCAACTTGACCTACGTTTCTAAACTCAAAAGAAGTACCTGCTTTATAGTCAAGTGTGTTCATACTATCTTTAATTTTATCTATTACCTCTTCATTCATACCTTTTATTATAATAGTACCAACTGATATTCTTAATCTTAATTTTAATGCATTTAAAAGTGTATTCATTTTCTTTCTGGCACACATCATATTATCAGTTATCTTATAAATTTCATCATTGTCCCAACCTGTCATACTTAAATAAACCGTCTTTAGTCCGGCGTCTTTTAATTTTGTTAGATAATCAAGACTTGATGTTCTTAAACCATTTGTTGCTATTGTTGTTCTATGACCTAGACTTGTAGCAACTTCTATTAATTCTGGCAAGTCTTTATGTAGAGTAGGTTCACCACCTATAAATCTAAACTCTGTTGGTTTTTTAACTCTTTGAAAAAAATCTATTAATAGTATTTTAGGTATATCAGGCAAATCTCTGTTTGGTAAATAACAATTTGCACATTCCATATTACATCTATGAACAATATCACAATAGACGTTTTTAAAAGGGTTGTTTTCTGGTTCGTATTTTATCATATAAGTTGTTTACTTTTATATAGGTTGTTAATTCTGTTAAAGTTATCATATTCATTTTTAAAACTAATACTTAAAATGACTCGGTCGGACTCGGAAAGATTCTCTACTCCGTGAGGCAAACTAGTATTTAAACACGCCGGCTGATTAAGAATAAACCTTTGTGTTTCAACTACATCATTATATTTCTTTGCTTGTACAGATGTTTCTTTATTACCTACTTTAATGTTAGGATTATTATAATCACCTTTTGATTCAAAAAATATAGTATGTTGTTTATCAGTAGTATCAATTGGTATATTAATCGCTACATTTCTTTTATCACTATGAGCAGATACATTACCACCGGCAATAGTTTTAAAAAATTTTATGTTATCTATTATATCTGGATTTTTAAATTGATTTACAATATAATCTACTTCTTTTAAGTCAACATATTTTGTATGTAAACTTGTTAGTTCAGTAGGACCGTAAAATGCCCATTCGTTTTCATTTCTTAAATAACAATGATATAATTCATCTTTATTATATTTTAATTCTGGTATAAAAAAATAATTCATTTTAATTTTGAGTAATCAAATGCTATTCTATGTAGCACTCTATCTTCCATATTTTTAAAGTAATGTCTTTTGTGAATACTTAACCATTGTTCACTTAATACTATATCGCCGTCTTGCCAATGATGGTCGTATCTAAATTGAAATTGTAATATATGAGACTTTAGTTTTTCAAATAATTCTTCAGAGAGACCACCAAAAACTTGTAAGAAAGGAAAGTAAAGACCAGTTTTACCAGCGTCATTAGTATGTACTAATTTAAATGGTCTATCTTTAGCGTGATGTTCTTTAAAAAATTTACTAGGACTATAAGAGTCAACTTTATAACCTAAAGTAATTTTAGTATCTTTAATTTGTTCTTTAATATCTTCAGATAAACTATTATAAGATTCTATATTATTAATCCAACTTGTAATACTACCTTTTGTGCCTTCTTTTCCATATAACCATATTAAAGGCATTCTCTGATAATTACTGGCCTGGTTGGCGTGCCAATCTAATGCTGAGGTATGACCAAATAGTCCCTCTTCACCTCTATTATTTTTTTGACCGGTAACTCTTAACACACCATCAATTAATGATATGTCTTTTGCTCTATCAGTATTAGTAGATTGATATTCTCCAATAAAATTACAAAAACGTAATTGTTGTTCTGGTGTTAAATTTTGATTTCTAATTACTACGACCATTTGACTTAAAACTAGGTCTGCTATTTTATGAGCAGTAGTTTCGTCAGATTCGGATAAGTCTATATCTTTGACTTCAACAGCCCAATCGTTTAAGTATTCTATATTCATCATATTTTCTCCAATTCATACTAGTATTTATCATATAAATAGTATAGTACAAGGAGAAATTGATATGATTACAATAGATGGTAAAGATTATGATGAGACTAAATTTAGTCCTGAATTGCAGAATTATTTAGTTGTTAGACAAGAAATTCAGGTAAATGCTACAAGACACAAACTTGAGCTTGAAAAAATTGAAGTTTTGACGAATCATTATAATGCCAAGATAGTAGAATTATTAAAAAAAGAGACAGAATCAGAGAAGAAATAGATGGCTGCAATAGCTAATTTACAAGTTGACCAAGGTACTACATTTACCTCGGATGTCACCGTCAAAGACGCAAACGGCAATCCGTTTGACTTGACTGGATATTCCGCTAGGGCTAAATTAGCTAAGGGCTATCAATCAACAAAAACAAGACAAGATTTCACAACAACAATCGCTTCAGACGCAACGTCAGGAGTGGTTACTTTATCACTTACAGCAACTCAAACCACAGCACTAGATGATACTAGATACGTTTACGACCTAGAAATACAAACTGGTGACGTGGTAACCAGAGTAATTGAAGGTTTAATCTCGGTTCGTCCTCAAGTTACCACATAATTCTAACTACTTTTTGTTATAAATATAGTAAAGAGAGGGAAGATTAATGCCTGATATAACAGCTAAAATTAATGTAAATACAAGTGCCGGTCCACAAAAAGTTTCAGTAACCTTACCCTCAGCTCAGGCAGCAGGGAACAGCACTTTACAACTAAAATTATTAGGTGATGTTGATACAGCAGAATTAAATGATGGTGCATTATTACAATATAGAGCTTCAGACGGTAAGTTTGTAACCAGAACGGAGATAGTAACCACAACCGGAACGCTCTTGTTTAATTGTGGTAACTTTTAAGGATAAAAAATGGCAACTATAATTCAGATAAAAAGAAGTAATGCAGCTTCAGCACCTAGTACACTAAAACAAGGTGAAATGGGTCTTACGTTTGGGGCAGGTACTCAAGCAAATTTAGGTGATAGACTTTTCATAGGAACAGGTTCAGTAGATTCAAATGGTGACGCAACTAGTATTGACGTTATCGGCGGTAAATATTTTGCAGATTTAAATGACCACGCTCACGGTACATTAACTGCTAACTCAACAATAATTGTTGACTCAAACAAAGCAATAGATGAATTAATTGTTGGTAACTCTGCTACAGCAGGTGGTCAAATTAAATTTACAGAGGGAACAAACAATGGTTCAAACTTTGTTGCTTTAAAAGCACCTAACAACACGGCTGCTTCAACAATCTTTACACTACCAAATGGTGATGGTACAGCAGGTCAGTTTATGAAAACTGACGGTGGCGGAAATCTATCTTTCGAAACAATCTTTTCAAACATAGATATGGCCGGTGATACTGGTACAGACACTTACAATACTAATGAGACTTTGACTTTTGCTGGTGGTGCTGGTATGCAAGCTGCGGTTACAGATAATACGGTAACTATTAATGCAACAGGTTTAACAGATTCAAATTTATCAGGTAGTGCGGCTATCTCAAATGCTAATTTAGCAAATCCTACAATTACTTTAGGTTCATCTACATTAACATTAGGTGCAACAACGCAAGATGTTGCCGGATTAACTTCTTTAGTAGTTGATGATATTACAATTAATGGTCAAACATTATCAACAACAGCAAGTAATAAAGATATTAATATTAACCCACACGGAACAGGTACTATAAAAGTTCCTAGTGGTTACGAAGATAGAAGTGGTTTTGATAATCAATCATTAGCAAACAAAGCATATGTTGACCAAGTTGCTCAAGGTTTAGATACTAAACCATCTTGTAGAGCGGCTACAACTGCTGACTTATCAGCAACTTACAATAACGGAAGTTCAGGTGTTGGTGCAACATTAACAGCAGGTTCAAATGGTGCAATCGTAGTAGATGGTGTATCACTATCAGCTAACGACAGACTATTAGTTAAAAATCAATCAACAGCTTCTGAAAACGGTATCTATGTTGTTTCAACTCAAGGTGATGGTTCAACTGCTTTTGTATTAACAAGAGCAACTCCTGAAGACCAACCATCAGAATTATCTGGCGGTGCTTTCGTATTCGTAGAAGAAGGTACTATTGGTTCTAATAACGGTTATGTATTTACACACACAGGTGCTCCAACTTTTGGAACAACTTCTTTAGATGTTGTACAATTCTCTGGTGCAGGTTCAGTAATTGCAGGTGCAGCTTTAACTAAATCAGGTAATACTTTAGATGTTGCAGTAGATAACTCTTCAATCGAAGTTTCAACAGACTCATTAAGAGTTAAAGCATTAGGTATTACTAACTCAATGTTAGCAGGTAGTATTGCAAGTTCTAAACTAGCAGACCCAATTTTCTTTACAGATGAAACTTCAACGCAAGGTCAAGTATCAGTAGGTGGTACTTTAGAATTTTTAGCAGGTGAAGGTATGAATACAACTGCCAACGGAAATAAATTAACTATTGCAGGTGAGTTAGCAACAAATACAAATATAGGTGTTGCAAAATTTAACGCTAACAATTTTGATGTAACCTCTGGTGATGTTGAAATTGCTACTATTGATGGAGGAAGTTTCTAGTGTTTACTATTATCAAAAAATGGTTTGATGGTGTTTTAAAATCTTATGA